TAACCGCCAGAACACACTTAACAGGCAGGGCACGGCTCTTGTACAGGTTGAAGCCTATTTGAACCAAAGGAAAATCTACCTGAAGACCAATGTTTACCTCAAGCCTGAATGCTGGAGTCGTGAGGGGGCACAAGTCATTAACCACCCCCAATCTAACGAACTCAACGCAATGCTCTATGAATACATCCTGTATCTGCAAGGCATAGAATTGGGGTATTGGAAGCGCGGAATACCTGCCACACTCTCACTACTGAAGGATGCTGTCAAGAAGAAAAGTGCCGTGAATATCAGCTTCTCCACTTTCGCCAAATCAGCCATTGACAATTCGGACAAGAAGCAGTCCACCAAGGACAACCTGCACTCGACACTGGCAGTCCTGCATGATTTCCGTTCCGGATTGGACTTCAAGGACCTTACCTATACATTCCTTCGTGATTTTGAGCAATACTTGAGAGAAAAGGGCAATGCGGTCAATACGATAGCCAAGCACATGAGACAGCTCCGTACCTTGGTCAATGAGGCAATCAACCAGGGATATATGCACGCGGACGCTTATCCGTTCAGAAAGTACAAAATCAAACAGGAGAAAGGCAGACATGAGTTTCTTACCCCGGACGAGCTGAAGAAGCTGGAAACGGTCGAGGTGGAAGAGGAATCCATGCGCCATGTGCTCGATGCCTTCCTGTTCTGCTGTTATACCGGATTGCGCTATTCTGACTTCCGCCAGCTCACACCTGAGAATTTCATTAGGATAAACGGCAAGCGGTGGCTGTACTTCAAATCTGTCAAGACAGGAGTGGATATCCGTCTGCCGTTACATCTGCTGTTTGAAAGCAAGGCATTGGGCATTCTTGACCGTTATCCGGATATCGGAAGTTTTGCATCCCTACCCTGTAACTCGGAAGTGAATAAGCAGCTTCGAAAGCTGGCCGGGTTGTGTGGTATCAAAAAACGGATAACCTACCATGTGAGCCGTCATACCTGTGCCACCCTGCTGGTTCATCAGGGAGTTCCGATTACAACAGTCCAGAAGCTGCTCGGACATACTTCCGTAAAGACCACACAGATTTATTCGGAGGTACTTTCCAGCACCATTGTGCGTGACTTGAAAAATGTTCAAAGGAAAAAAGTAAAGATGTTTCCTGATAAAGGCTTGAGAACATCTGATTTTATAGACAACCGGTAGATTTCATGAATCCTATTTGTTTTCTATTTAGGGGTAGGTGATGTCTTTTCCACTTGGTCGTTTTTGATTTAATATTGTGCCGTTTTTCAAATACAAATAATGATGAAAAAAGAAACTAAAGAAGAAGTGCAGATTTATACGGCAGTGGGTATGTTAGTGGCTGGTGTTGCTTTGTCTGTGGCAGGGTTTATAGTAGAACCTACAGGTCAGATACATGAGTCTGTATTGTGGTTTTTTGCTCAATGTTTGATGTATGCCGGAGGCATATTTGGTATCGGAGTTTATGTGACAACCAAGTTTAATCATCTAGTGGATAAATTAAACGATAAGGAGGATAAGAAATGAAGTATTTTACAATTGCGGAACTCTGCAAGTCAACGACTGCTGACCGCTTGGGTATCAATAACAGATGCAGACAGGAGCATGTGACTGCTCTGACTGCCTTGGTGGACAACGTACTGGACCCGTTACGCACATGGTGGGGAAAGCCTATAACAGTAAACAGTGGTTATCGCTGTCCGGAACTTAATGCGGCCGTCAAGGGAAGTAAGCCCTCGCAGCACATGGTGGGGGAAGCTGCTGATATTGATACTGGCGACCGCCAGCAAAACAAGCTGTTGTTTGAGTATATCCGCAAGAACCTGCCCTATGATCAATTGATTGATGAGTCTAACTTCGCTTGGGTGCACGTCAGCTATCGGGCTGACGGAAATAACAGGATGCAAATTCTTAAGTTGTAGACTATGTTGGTTAGAGTTATGAACTGGGTAAGCCGGCATATATTGCTGGCTCCTTTCATGTGTTTGTTCCTGTTGTTCGGATCATGTGGCAGTTCGCATAAGGCTGTCAAGTCCGATGTAGAAGTAATCAGCAAAGATAGCGCCAGTGAATCTGTCAACATCGTACACGGATCAAGTATCTCTTTGAGCGAACTCATTACTACTAATAGTAACTATGTGATTGATTTCTGTATCTATGATACCCGAAAACCACCCGATAGCCTGACCGGGAAACCTCCATTATTGGCAGACGGTCATGTGGAAGGTGATTTCAGCAAGAATAAAAGGAAGGAAACTGCAACCAAAGATAGTACGGAGGTGAAAGTTGACAAGGAAGCCACTTCCACCAAACATGAAGAAACCAAGACTGAAGGGGTAAAGGATAAAAAAGAATCCACTTTGCTTAAACAAATCGGTTTTGCCTGTGTTTGTGCAACAGTTTTGCTTGTTGTTGTGCTGATAATACGAAAGCATTGGCCCGCTCTTCCGATCTCATCATAAGACTTTAAATTTATAAATTGGACTGCCCCGGCTCGTGATGAGTCGGGTTTTTCTTGTCTTTTACCGGCTGTTTTTATAACCTTATTTTTGAAATAAAAAAAGATGGCTATACATGAAAAAGCGACCGTTGAACTCCAGGTGAATGGGGAGCAGGCTAGAAAAGAGATGCAATTGATGGAACAACATGCGCTCTCTTTAAAAGCCAGAATTGTTGAAGCCCAAAATGCGGGTGATACCAAAAAAGTCAAGCAGTTACAAAAAGAACTGAAAGAGACCAATACAGCATTGCGCGCTATGAGGGATAACGCTCGGAATATTGATGCGGCTATGAACAATATTGGTTTGGCCACTCCAAAAGAACTTCGACGGCTGTTGAAAGATATCGATGCTAAGTTGAACTCCGGTCACATAGCCCGAGGTTCTGAAGAGTGGAAGAAGTACCAGGCACAACTCAAGTTGGTCAATGCGGAGATTCGTAAAGTAAATGATGAAATTAAAGAAACTGAGGGGTGGTTGACGCGTTTTTATAATAGATTTGCCAAATGGGGGGCGTTGGCGGCATCCGGTATAGCTGCCATTACCGGTATATCTATGACGTTGAACAAAATGCGCAAAGACCGTGATGATAAAGAGGCGTCGGCAGCCAATCTGAAGGCTCTTACCGGGTTGGATGATGTATCCATTCAGTGGCTTGCCCGACAGACCGAGATATTGTCTACTTCGATGCACAAGTCTGGACTTCGGGTTACTCAGTCCAGTAAAGAGATTCTTGAGGCATATATGTTGGTAGGATCTGCCAAACCGGATTTGTTGGGTAATAAAGAGGCGTTGAATGCCGTGACCATTGAGGCGATGCGTTTGTCCAAGGCTGCCAAGATGGATTTAAAAGAAGCGGTTGATGCGGTTACGTTATCAATGAACCAATATGGGGCATCATCCGAGAAGGCGGCCGACTATGCCAATGTGATGGCTGCGGGGTCCAAATACGGTTCCGCAGCTGTACAGAGCATTACGGCAGCCGTCACTAAAGCTGGTGTTTCCGCTTCTACGGCTAATGTTCCCATTGAGCAATTGGTAGGTAGCATCGAGACTCTAGCAGAGAAAGGGATTGTGAATGAGGTGGCTGGTACTGGACTGAAGATGTTTTTCCTTCGCCTACAGACGGGAGCAGATGAGACAAATCCCAAGATAGTGGGCTTGCAAACGGCTCTGAAGAATTTACAAAAACTATCTACAGAAGAAATCGTGAAGCGTTTTGGTGCAGAAACCTACACGGTAGCACAGACCTTGATAGACGGTGCTGACAAAGTTGAATATTATACTAAGGCAGTGACCGGTACTAACGTGGCCATGGAACAGGCGGCAATTAACTCTGAAACCAACGAGGCGCGTTTGGCTCAGCTGAAGAATAAAATAAGAGAGACAGGCATTGAATTAATGGAAAAATTAAATCCCTCTCTCAATATGTTGACGGGATGGACTACTAAATTACTTAGTATGGCTCCGGCATTGATTGATTGGTTGGTTAAATACAAGGGTGCGTTAGCAAGTACCTGTGTGACATTGCTTGCTTTGATCGCTTATAAAAAAGCGGATGTTGCCTGGGCGAAATTACAGGTGGTTTGGAATGAAAAAATCGTTGCATCGCTGCTTTCTCTAGGTAAGTTTGTTAAGGCAAATCCTTATGCTTTTTTAGCGGTAGGGGTAGCAGCTTTAATCGGTAGGCTGATTGATTTAAAAAGAGAGCAAAACAGGGTTACAGAAAGTCAGAAATCAATGTTGCGCATTAGTAATGATTTGAATGATAAATATGGCGAGCAGGAGTCAAAAATTAGATTGCTGACAAATGTGATTCATAATCAGAATTTCTCCTATGATGAACGCCGTCGCTGTATTGATGAATTGAAAAAAATCGTTCCGGGTTACAACGGTATGCTGAATGAAGAGGGCAAGTTGATGAATGACAATACAGGTGCTATCAAAGACTATTTGGTGCAATTGGAGAAACAAATCAAACTGGAGGCGGCTAGAGAAGAGTTGGCAGGACTGTATCAGGAACAACGCAAGACGGAGAAGCTGAAGAGAAAACAACAAGAAGAGGTGAAGCGAGCTAATGCCAATTTTAATTCGGCACAGTTTATGGCATCGGCTCGGACTACTAATTTGGGCACACAAGGTACAAGAGCGTTGGCTAAAGCTACAGATGCGTCTACTCAGCAAGCACGTAGCCAGCTCACGATAGCCAACCAAGAACTGAATAAGACTCAGGCTCGTCTTGATCAGTTAAATCAGGCCATTAAAGATGTTAATGCTGAAATTGCAGCTAGCGACATTCAGCTCGATGTAGTAAAAAACGATGATAAAAAAAATGGAGGTGGCACTTTAACAGAAGGGGAGAGGTCAAAAGCGAAAAAAGATGCGTTGGTCAAGGAGGAAAAAGAATATTTTTCTGAATTGGCACATCTCAAGCAATTGTATATTGACAGTGACTTGATGACGCAAGAAGAGTATGCCCGATTGGTTGAAGATTTAGAGATGCAGCATTTGAACAGACAGCTAGATATTGCTGGTATGGAGCCAGATGAGATTGAAAAAATCAATCAAAAGATTTTAGATGCACAAATTAAATTCAAAGAGCGTTGCAGGCAAGAAGATGATAAAGAGTATAAAGAGGCACAGCAACGTGCTTTGACAGCTAGAGAAAAGCGATATCAGTTAGATATTGAAGCGGCTGCCCGTTATCATTATCAAAATCTGACATCTGAAGAAGATTATCTTCGGCTTTTGTCTGATTTGGAATACGGTTATTATAGCGATATGCTGGCCAATTATCAATTAACAGAACAACAAAAAGCAGACTTCCAAAAGCAAATTAACGCTAACAGGTTGAAGGAGGATGAACGGGAATACCAAAAAAGAAAAGAGGCTCAGGATAAAGAAAGGGCCTTGGCCCAAAAATATACGGATATGGCTAAGGGGATAGCTGAGGATTATGGGCAGACTTTAGGTGAAATGATTGCTAATGGAGAACTGACAATGAAGAGTTTTCTCCGTGAAACCCTGCTAATGGCGGTTGATGCCTTGGAGAAAGTTATTGAAATCGCAGCTGTTGAAATCACAGCCAAAAATGCAGCGGCTACTGCTCCTTTGTCTTTTATCGGTATAGCGAAAGCGGCTGCCCAGATTGCGGCCATCAAAGTTGCATTTGCAGCAGTTAAGGGGATGATTGGTAATTTCTATACTGGAGGCTTCACAGGCTCCGGTGAATGGGATCGCCCTCAGGGTATTGTACATTCCAATGAATTTGTTGCCAACCGTTTTGCGGTGGCAAACCCGGCTATTCGTCCCGTACTTAATTTGATTGATCATGCGCAGCGTACCAATACAGTGGGCAGCCTGACTGCTAGCGATGTGTCGGCTGTGGTTGCTCCGTCTGCTGTGGTTCCGGTATCCGAAGGTGGAACCGAGGTGGATTTGGAACTGTATCGTCTGGTGGTTGAATGTACTGAGACAATGAAAAAAGTTAAGTCTCGCCTTCAAGAACCGTTGGTGGCTGAAACATATGTTACAGGCAAACATGGCATTAATCAGGCGCAAAAAGAATACAATCGTTTAAATAACAATAAATCACGCAATAAGTTATGACGGAATTATATATAAACGGGCAACTGGCTGTATTGTCAGAAGATTTTTATTTTACGTTGGCTTCTGAGAATCCGTATTTTACACGCAGTTCCAACTATTCATTGGATATAGAACTTCCAATGTCGGCCAATTACGCGATTTTTGGTCATATTAACCGGCTCGATGTGACCAAGAAGAAAACCATCTTGACGGCCGTCCTTATGGTTGATGCCAGATGTTTGTTATCCGGCAGTGCCGTATTGATGTCTGTAGAAGAAACACGGGTTAAAGTGCAGCTGGTGTCCGGAAATGCGGAGTTTAATTTGCTGACCAATGATGATATCTATGTGGATGAGTTGGATTTAGGTAGCGATTGGACACCGGTTGTAGGTCGTCCCATTGGAGGATTTTTGCCGGCTTCTGAAATGGTTGATTATTATGGATCGGTTGATCAGGTTGAATCTGTCTGGCTTCCTGTTTTCTATCAGGATGTGAATCCGGAGAATTTGAATAATAATGCTCAATACGAAGATGGCTCTAACCGATTTCTTCCTTGTCCGGAGTTCTTGCGTACATGTATTCAGCCTTATTTAATGACTGTGATTACAAAAATAGTGGAGCATTTTGGTTACACGTTTGATACCTCTTTTTTCGATAATAATTTTTTGCGTAATGTGTATGTCTGTAGTGCGGTGGCGTCATTAGGAATATCCAGTGCGCTCCCACATTGGACGGTTTCAGAATTCTTTGATGAATTGGAGAAGTTTTTGGGTGTGATTACTATTGTGGATGAACATACAAAAGTGGTTCGTTTCGCCAAATTAAATGACTATTTTTCTTTTTCTGATAAAGAGGTGATTAATGAAGACGCTGTACTTCATGAGTTTTCTGTGGAGATTGAAGATAAAAAAGACGATAAAGATATCAGTTCCGGCAATGTCAGTTATGATTTGTCGTCTGTGACTGATGATGGCTTCTTACGGTTGGATAGGGAATTGATAGAGGCGGCTCAAAAGACTGAATACAATACTTACGACGAACTGGTGCAAGCTTATAACGCCATGTCTGATGAGAACAGAAAAAAGACGCTCTTTGTGGTTGGCAGGCGGTATTACATTAATTATAATGAGGGTGATAAAAACAGTCTTCGTGAAGTCAACTTATATGCTGACTTGATTCGGAATCCGGAATCAGAAACGAGCGCCTCTTTGCGGATTGTTCCGGCCAAAATAGTACAATACAATATAGGTACTTACACTTTTCTTTCACATAATTTTGATTATGTGCGCACAGACACTCCCTTGTTTTTTAATATCCCGGTCGTGAGCTTTCATAAAGTGGGTTACGAGCAGAGTGCCTTCAATATCCAGGAGGCTATTGAAGGTAATGTGGAATTGCAGGAGAAGCAAAAAAAGAGTGATATTATGGAGGTTGCGATCAATACCGGTATATTCAACCGTCATACCGTTAACGGGCAATCATTTGATTATGCTTATCCGTTTACCGATTACCAACAAAGACCTGAAGGGCTGGTATCAACACTTATGCCTTATTCGTTGAGCTTGAATGATGTATGTCCGGATAGTATCGGCAACAAATTGTCATCACTTAACCTGTTTCATTCCGATATTCCTTATACTATTCAGTTCATTACGGATAAACTGCCGGATGTGAATAAAGTGTTCTTAATTGGTAACAAGCAATATTTGTGTGAGAAAATAGAGGCGGAGATAGATGTGAACGGGATAAACAAGGTGATGAAAGGTATATTTTATAGAATTGACTAGAATAGAAAATCCCCGTAGCGGTTCAACTACGGGGATCGTGTCAATAAAACAGACCATCACAGTGCGATGGTGAGTGAACCAATCTTTTTGCTAATATCCTGTAGCGCGAGGTTTAAGGTTTTGATATCCTTTTCGTTAAGGGTATATACCTTACCTCTTACTTTATAACCGTAAAGACGTTGTTGTAACCAAGCGGCACTTTTCCCGAAATAGTTCCGGGCGATATATGAGACAGGTATTATTTCCTTTACGCTTTTGATCTGATTCTGGAGTTCCAAATAGCGAGTCATGTTTTCCAGTTCATTATTGATTTGTTTGTATCCGTTTAGGGTAAAGTTATAAATAGCCTCATTATCTTTTTCGCTGGTGTAATGTTCTCGGATGTAGAGAAACTTTTTTTCGAATTTTTGTTCTCTGTCTTCATCTGTTGAATGCATGATCTCTTCCAGTTCCTTCAATTCTTTTTTGATGTCTGACATATTATATAGGGTTGTGTCCCCTTGTTTAAGGGGACTGGTTTAACAATTAATTTTCTAACTCTTTCAATCTGTTTTCCAGAATCCGGATGAATTTTTCTATTCTTAATTTTTCATCTAGAATGGAATTTACTTGTTGTTCTGTTAACTTTTTGTTGTTTTTGAAAGTGAACTCTGTCATCTTCAACTCCATTTTTAACTGTGTTAAACGATGGAGTAAGGCTGAAATTTCTTCTTTTTCATTCATGGTTCTTGTTTTATTGACATTGTAAAGATACATAGTAAATTTATTATGTGCAAATAATACATAGTAATTTTACTATGTATTAACCTTCTTTTTATAAGTTTCCTTCAAAATGCTTGGTTTCTTCATGTACGGTCATATTATCTCCTTTCAGATATTTGTTGGTGGTGCTGATATCCGCATGACGTGCCTGATCACGGGCTATCACGATGCCTTCGGCATTTGCCAGATCACGGATGCCGGAGTCCTTTAGACTGTAAAACTGATAGTTTTTCGGGTATCGCAAAAAAGCTCGTACTTTGTTGAAGTATTCTCGAAAAATGCGTGAGTCTGCTTTTTGAATAGAGGGTTTGAAATCCTTGCCAAAAAGGTAATAGTCTGAACTGTTCCTAAAGATGTCTAATTCAATCATTAGTTTGACCAAACTGTCATTCAATCCGACCATTCCGTCGCGTCGGTTCTTGCTGATAGTGGATGATACAAAAACTTTTTGCTCCTTGATTTTAATGTCTCCTAATCGGATATTGCTTAGCTCGTCCGGACGGATAAAGGTATAATATTCCATTTGACAGGCTAATAAAAAGTGTTTGTTGGTCTCTTTCAGATATTCATGTAATTGTGCAAGATCCTCTTTCGTAAGTGCGGAGCGGAATTTCGTTTCTTCCGCTAAAGAGCGGATTTTATCGGTCGGGTTGTCCTCGATATATTTTTTTTCCTTCAGCCAGGTACAGAAGGTAGATAACCAGGTACGATAGTTATTCCGTGTCCGGGCACTGGCATCACGGTCTAATAAGATATAATCCAAAAAGTCGCTTATATATGCTTGGTCGAATTGATACATATACATAATAGGCAGGTGCCTGCTGTTATTATATTCTAGCAGCATGTTTAATCTTGATTGGTAATCATAGAGTGTCTTCTGTTTTAGTGTTTGGGCAGAAGTGAGTTTTTCCAGATACTTGTTATAGATTTCTGTGACATAGACAAAGTTTGCACATTGTCTGTCTGTTGTGGCTTCCGCCCATGGGTTCCAGCCGTTCCTGAGGCGTTGTGTGGTGACTGTTATGATTTCAGTGGCTCTTTTCTTACGTTCCGAAATTTTTGCAATTGAGTCAAGCATGAATTTTTTTCGTTTCATACTTCCTTCTAGCGGATCGTAGCACTTGAAATCCACATACCAGTTTTTGCCAGTGTGCAGTTTGGGGAGAGTGTAGGTTACAACATCATACAGAGAAGTTCCTTTTCTTTTTCTTTCTGAAAACATTTTTTTATACGTTTTTCGAGTTCGAAAACGTATACCGTTAATGAATTCAATTATTTT